AGTTGCTGCATTTGTACTTCTTGGTGAATAATCACCGGTATAATTAGTTCCTAATGCCAGACCAGAACCAGTTCCTACAGTTCCCTGAATAGCATGCGTGTGGGGGACATCTTCAGTACTAGTAGTACCATTACCACTAATATTAAAGGATGTGGTTATTCCATGAGAGTGTTCAGGACCTGCGTGAAAATGTTGTACTAAAATAGAATCAGTACTACCACCAATAGCATCAACAACATATGCAGAACCGGCACCAACAATAAATCTATCTCTTAAATCGGGTACATTAGAACCGGTGATTGCCTGAAGTTCTGATGTTGATGCGGCACTTCCGTCGCAAAGTTGATACTCACTAGGAATAGATGCTACTGATCCTGCCCAGGCAACAATAGTACCTATGGGATCTGATGAACCACTGCCACCACTGCCACCAGTCTGATCTGCTACCCAAGCATAATCAGTTCCATTCCAACTGAGAATTTGACCTGAAGAAGCACTACTAATATTGAGATGTGAATCTACATTAGAATTTTCATAAGAACCATTAGTGTCATTGTATAATGCAGTTGGAGTCAATAATAATCCGTTTGATTTAACACCGGAAATTGAAATATTTAAACTGGTATTTGTAGTTGAAACTTTAAAACTACCAGCAGTCCCAGAAGTAAGAGTAACCCAACCACCAGTAGCTCCTACCGCTCCACTTACATCTGGAGTAACAGATGCTCCATTTACTTCATACGTGTAATTTGCAGTATCTGCATATCTAACAAAAATTTCTACAGGACCATTAAGTATGGGAAGATTTGCACCATTAGCAGTATTATCCCATCCTAGGTAATCTGCACTTGTAGTTTCTGCTTTTGACCAACTAGTCAAACTTCCATCAAACATCTCAGATGAAAGGTCGCTAGCACTCCATCCAGACGCTACTACACCATCTGCCCATTGATATGTTGTTCCTGAACCTCCACTACTACCGCCACTAGATTGTGCTACCCAAGCATAGTCGCCATTATTCCAACTTAATACATGACCATTAGTTGGAGGAGATGTTACATTTAAATGCGAGTCAACATCAGAATTTGTGTATCCTGTAGGAGTTGCTGGTTTATTAGTTAAATCTGTATAACTTCCTGAAAATAATGTAGGTTGATTAGTTAGATCATTATAGTTTCCTGAAAATAATGTAGGTTGATTAGTTAGATCATTATAACTTCCAGAGAATGTAGAGTATCCTGAAAGATCTGGTGGTGTATATGAAAATAATCCTGTAGCATCATTGTATGATAAATCTGCCGTACCTGCTGAGAGTACATTAACTGATAAATCATCTAGTTCAATAAAATTACTAGTACTGCCACCAGAAGCAGTTGTGCAGTATATAAAACATAATGAATAATATGGGGGGATATTTGTTCCAACAGAAGAGACACCCGCAGTTCCAGTATTACCACTAAGACTTACATTAACACTAACATTGTGACTATGACTTAGATTTGAACTATTTGTACTTCCACTTATACTTACATTATGCGAGTGTGATCCTGAACTAGAAGTATTTGAACTTTTATTTCCACCACCATTTCCTTGAGGATTATCTAATGCATCAGCATTACTACCACTCTGTACTGCCCATGTATTAGCACCCCAGTTATGACTATGACTTCCGGTGTTATTTGTACTACCAGAACCAGAAACATTATGAGAGTGATTACTTAATTGACTATCAGTAGTACCGTTTGAAGTACCACTACCAGAAAAAGTATGTGTATGAGATGGTAAAGTAGAATCTGCATTACCACCCGTAGATCCTACTGCATAAGTACTACCAGAACCTACAACAAATCTATCTCTTAAATCAGGAGAATCGCCTGTACCATCACAAAGTTGCCATCCAGTAGGAATATCAACGATAGCCCCCGACCACATCATGATAGACCCTACGGCAACATTACCACCGCCACCTGATCCACCACCACCTGTTCCACTATTTTGGTCAGCACCTAATTCCCATCTACTATTCGTACCATTATATTTAAGAACCGCTCCATCATTAGGAGTTCCTGAAATTAATACATCAATTAAATCATTTAATGACGAAGGAATTGTTGGTTTATTAGTTAAATCTACATAACTTCCAGAAAATAATGTAGGTTTATCAGTTAAATCATTATAACTTTCAGAAAATAATGTAGGTTTATCAGTTAGATCATTATAACTTTCTGAGAATAATGTAGGTTGATTAGTTAAATCTGTATAACTTCCGGAGAATAATGTGGGTTGATTAGTTAAATCTGTATAACTTCCAGAAAATGTAGAGTATCCCGAAAGATCTGGAGGTGTATAGCTGAATACACCAGTAGTATTATCGTATGTTAAACTTGCAGTACCAGGAGATAAAGAAGTTACAGTAATATCTGTTAATGCAATTCCACCACCTGATGAAGCAACTGTTCCTGCTATCCAAGTGCTACTAGGAGCATTCCAAATAAGTGCTTGACCAGTAGTAACTCCTGTGGTATCAACATCGGTAATATCATTTAATGCAACCGAAGTTAAATATCCAGCAGCACTATGATTACCCCAACCATATGCAGTATCCCAATTGTTTAAATTAGTTAGTGCAGTATTAACATAGATCTGTGTTGCATATCCTGATAAGGTATGGTTGCCCCAACCATATGCTGTATCCCAATTAGTTATCTTAGTATTAGTTACATTTGCTGCAGCAGAGGCACTGTATACGGGATCAGTTTCTACTGCATTATTAGTAAATGTTATTTGACCACCGGATAATCCAATTGATAAACCAGTTCCTGCAACTAATACGACATCAGCATTAATGCCATCAGAACCTGTAAGTCTAATTATTTTCCTGTCTGGTCCACTACCATCAACAGGGTTCATGGTATAGGTAGTAGGTGCTACCGCTCCCTGCTCTAAAGCATACACATCAGAAGCAATTAAATTAATTTCTAGTCTTTGTTGTTCTAGACTAAAAGATTTTGCTACATTTCTAAGAACCATTGGACTTCAGCAACTGGTGCAGTAGGGATTTGATTTCACCGACCTCATTTTTCACGTAGTCTAATTCCTGTTCCATATTACGAAACTTATTTCTAGACTTCTTATATTTTTCAAAGGAAGATCTGTCAGTATTTATGATCGCGCCTGTACTAGAATCACGGTATAAGTGATCTTCGTTTTTAACTTTTATGTGTTTCATTTTAATAAGAAGCTACTGCTCTCAAGTCTTGAACTTTAGGAACATATGCTGGATTACTAGACTTCATTACGATCTTGATAGCGAATGAAGAAAACTCAGGGAGATCTTCAATACTATATGATAACTCTTGATATGAATCTTGTTTTTCTGAAATACTACTAATAGAATTTTCTGAAGATGCAATTACATCTACATCAGGATTTCCAGTTTCATTGAAATATACCCATTCAATATCATCAAAATTTTCTTGAGAAGAAGATTTTTTAATTCTATAAAGAATTTTAATATTTTCAATGTCAGACACATTTACAGTAGTCTTAACATCAATTGATGTTCCCGGATTTTCAATGGCAATTTCTTTAGTTACATATTTGGCAACACTAGAACTATTTTTTGATTGAGTATCAGAAACATAATCCGTACCATTTGAATATGTAATTTTAGAAATTTCAATGAAATTATATTCGTCATTTGGTTGATCTTGATATGATAAAATATCTCCAACTCTAAAGATGTCTTCGTTTTGAGCATCAACTGAGGCATTTCTTGTAAATGATGCAGAGTCAATAATCTTTCCTGTGTAATCATCAGAAATTGGTTGTTTATCATTGACTACAGTTAATTTACCAGATTTTTCATTCCATAAAACAATTTTTCCTGTAATTTTATTGTCATAAGTATCAGCAAGAACTGATGGGTTTCTTGCTGTTACATATGTTGGAGGAACAATTATATTAGGAATTTGGAATACTTCTTTAGATGCACCCGACAAAGCTACTGTAGTAGTTCCGGCAAAAGTTTGATTTGAAAAACTTAATTGTTCACCTGGAGTAAATGCATTAGTAGTTTTTAACTTGACATATACTGTAGTACCAGTAACTTTAATAATTTCACCGGATGCATTGGTTGTGGATCCAGCAATAGTCTGATTTGGTTGAATAATTTCTGTAGTGGTATCAATTCCAGAAACAATAAAATTATATACTGGATAAAATTCTAAGATTTGATTTTTTCTTCCAAATCTATCTTCAGAACCTGTCGCATTTTCTACTTTGTTTGTAATAGTTTTGACGGTGGAACGAGATAGATCTATGATAGGTGATAGATGAGAAACAGAACTTGAAAGATCCATTTTATATGTAAGAGACCTATCTAGATTATTAATAATTTGATTTACTCTTGAAGCGATTAACTTCTGATTGATAAAGAATATATCTTCATTCAAGAATGTTTTTTCATAACCAGTTTGACTATATGAAGTAAATGTATTAACGTTATCATCTACTGGAGAAACATTGGTTGTTTGTACAAAACTGGTAACTTCTGTACTTCCAAAAGATAAGAAAGGAACTACTGCATGTAACTTTTCAAATTTTCTGTTATATGATGCTAAGATGGAATCTCCTCCACCAAAAGCATTTGACGAAGATCTACTACTAGAGAAAATGTTATAGTAATCTATACCCGTATTATGAACTTGGTATAGTCTACTATTAAGTTGTGAAGCAGCAACTCCACCAACATCTAAACAATTTTTAAAGAATACATATGATTTTTTATCAGAATCAAATCCATTATCCGGATGATTTATTTTAAGAATGAAATTATTATTCTTAAACAGAGTTGATGTAGCAGAAGTATTTGATTCTGCATTAGATTCAACACTATTAATTTCTAATTTTTCATATCCCAAATCTTCATTTGTAAGTAATAAAGATGCGGTTCTTGAAGTATCAAATTCTGCACGGTTAAGTTTAAACTTAACATCTTCAAATAAATCTTCAACCCAATTATTAGTATTTTGAGATTTGAATAATGATCCTAAAGCAGGTTGAGTTGTTACTGTAGTACTAGTAGCAATTTCAGTTTCACCTAACTTAGACGCCCAGATAAGATAATCTGTAGAATCTGTTTCTACAACCATAGAGTATTCGGTATCTGATTCTAGATATACTGGATAATCAAATTTAAAGTTTGTTGGAGTAGTTGATTCCGTTACTCCATCTTCATCAATAGCAATACCCATACGAACTGCGGGACTATCAATAGTAATAAATGACTCAATTTCAGCACCAGCATTACCAGTTCCAGTTCCACTAATAATAACTGCAGGAGGTTCGGTGTATTCCGATCCGGGAAGTACAATTTCAGTATGGTAAACCTTACCACCAGAAACTCTAACTGTAGCAGTTGAATTACCACCACCCGGCAATTGAGGACTTTCAATAGTTAAGATTGCAGAATCGTAATCTGATCCAGTGTTCTTAACTTTTAGGTCTGTAACTCTTCCGGAATCTTTGGTAATTTTTAAAGTTGATGTTTTGTTATTTGTATTATTAGATTCTGTTATAGATGGAACTTCTAGAAGTTCATCTGGTTTAAACAATTTACCGTTGTGATTACTTAAGACTAAAGTATAAACTTGGTCATTAGTTAAAGTAAATACTCCTGTTGTTGAAGGATTAACTGCGGTATTATTTTTGTCAAATACTTTTGAAATAGGACCAGATGCATTGGAAGAAGATCCAATTACCTTTTCATCTTTAGTAATAGTTAAAGTTTCACTAGCAAAAACTCTCAAATAAGTTTCTGGATTTAGAATTTTTTGAGTTCCTGGAATAATATTTTTTCCTGGTTTACCACTTTGAGTATCAGTCAAATAGACTCTCAGTGGAATAGTACTACTTTTTGCTGAGAAGAACAGATCTAAACTAGTTACGAATACACCACCTTCAAATCCTTCTACGTTAAATGTTTGGGCAAGTGGATTTGGTTTAATTGGATTTTCAGTATTACTATCAGTAATTTGAATTCCTTCATTTGATTTAAAGAATGCAGGAGTAGTTGATATAATTGAAGATGGATTTTCTGGAAGAAGACCCGTTGCATAAAACTTAACTTCTGCGTATGAATCTACGTCATCTTTAGGTGCATCAGTAGAACTAGATGTAAATCTAATAGTCTTTACTCCTGTTGAGAATCTCATTTCATCAGCATCAGTATCATATACAACTGTTTTGGTGTCACCAGTCCATGTTGCATTTTCTCTAGGTGGAAGACCAGCAGGAATTAAAATAATACCACTAGCATTACCATTTTCATCAGTCTTAACTTGACTGTTAAAAGATGATAAAGAATTTCCTGCAATACCAGTATATCTAAAATCTGGATTAACCCAACGGGAAATATCTCTACTCTCCATAAAGACTGAAATATTTGTATTTGGTTTCAATCTATTAATGTTAAATTTAACTGGAATACTTCTAGCAAAGAAAGACAAAGAAGTTGAGATAACATTGTTTCCAACACCTTTAGTAGAAATACCTTTTCCAATTTCGTTATTTTCTGGACTGATATTGGAAGAACTTCCAACTGAAGCACTTGTTACAGAAGAATCTGATATGCTACTATTAACATCCGAGAATGATGTAATATTAAAGAACGACCTACTAGCACCTAACCAGTTAACTTTATATGAATTGTAGATACTTGAGAATGCATCTTTTAATTCATTTTTTGCTAAGAAAATTGAATATAGATTTGTGTTATTGTCATTTACCAATGGAGCAACACTTGTATCATACCAAGAGTCTACATTAGGTCCGACAAATGCATCACCAACGTACTGTAGGACAACAAATGGATTTGGATTAATAGTCTTTGTAGCAAAACTATTACCCAATAATTCTAATTCTGAATATGGTAATGTGACACGATCATTGTTTTTAACATAACCAGAAATAGATCTCTGGTCATCTCGCTGATTAACCTCAACTAAAGTAAAAGAATCCTCTTTTGATTGAGGTCTCATAACAGATTGCTGAGTATCAATAGAGCACTTATAATCAAGAGATTGTAATGAACCAATTTTATGAGTTTCAAAATTATCTACGATAAACCCACTCTTAAATCTATTAACACCGGCAGCATCAATGATTTGCATATTTAATGCTTGCTGTTCTAATACACTTAATAGTGTATAATATTCAAGACGTTCAATACGCTTCTCTAACTTACCGATGTCACGCATCGTATAACGACGGTTATCAACAGGAGTAATTCTTACATCTTTACTGCTTTGTGTAAATGCAGGTACGTACATATAGTACAAAGGTACTGCATCACTAATTAAATCTGGTTTTGTTGGGTTCAGAGAAGAGTTACCTTCTTTAATAATAAACTCACCTTTTTTATTAAGGAATAATGCATCAATTCTGTCAAGATATTGAGTTTGAGTAAATGAGAATGTAAACTCTAAATTAGAATCTGGGGCGGGAGTACTTGTAATAACTCCACCAGTTCCTGTAAAAGATCTAGTATTAGCAGCTGATAATAAAGCATTATCCTGGAATCCAGAGATAATAGAATCGTTATCTACTTTAGGTCTATAATCAAGAACATCTTTTAATGAAATTTTACCTAACGTTGGTGAGTTGAATGAAGGAATCTCTTCTGGTCCTACACCTGCTTCATGGAGGTAAGAATCAACTGTACAAAAATCTCCTTTGGTATGTTCAAAATAATCAAACGCAATTACCATCTGTCCAGATGGAGGATTAAACCCTGGTTTTAATACAATACGAGAAACATCATAAACTGTATCTCTCTGACCATCGTCAAATGTAAATCTATTAGATACATCTATTCCACTGACAAGATTTCCATTTCTATCAACAACTGGAGGTTCAGAAGAAGATCCTTCGTAGACATATCTTAACTTATATACATCAGCATAACTATAAATGGCAAGACTCTCTGAATCATAATCACTTCCTCTAAAAGGTATGATCATGTCTCCAGGGGAATCAATGACAATTCTCTTATTGACTACTGCAGTTTTTAATCTTGGTTTTGCTTTGGTTACTTCTAATGTAGCAGTTAATTTTAACGTCGGATATGCACCACCACTAGGAATTGATCCAAAAT